GGTATTTGGTGCACCGTCGGGTGGTAAGACTACGATGAGTCTAATTGCTATCGCGCAAGCCCAGAAGGCAGGCGGTCGCGCAGCATTCATCGACGTAGAACATGCATTCAGTGTTGAGTACGCCCAGAGTATGGGAATCGATACCGATAAGCTTTATTTCGTACAGCCTGACTTCGGTGAGCAGGCGTTGGAGATTTTAGAGAGGCTCACAGCTACCAATGAATATGATATCATTGTACTTGATTCTACTGCTGCTCTTCTTCCTAAGGCGGAGATGGAAGAGGAAGTAGGTAAGCAGTTCATGGCGCTACAGGCTCGCATGATGAGTCAGGCGCTACGAAAGCTAACTCCTGTTGTCGGTAAGACGAAGACAGTCGTTATCTTTATCAACCAGACGCGCCAGAATGTAGGAGTTATGTACGGCAATCCGACAACGACGCCTGGTGGAGAAGCTCTCAAGTTCTATAGTTCAGTACGACTTAACGTACGACGAATGGGTGGATCAGATATTAAGGACGGTAAAGATATCTTAGGTCACGTAATTAACATCAGCGTTGTTAAGAATAAAGTGGCCCCTCCCCTGAAGTCCGCCGAATTAACTTTCGTGTACGGAAAGGGAATCGATACGGTGAAAGACATGTTAGAGTATGCCCTGAACAAGGGAGTACTCGTAGTAACAGGTCATACATACACGTTAGGCAACAACAAATGGGTAGGACGAGACAATGCTATTAAGGCCATCCAGGAAGATCCTTTATTGACGCAACAAGTAGAAGAGTTGTTATTAGCTTCCGCTAAGGCTTAAATCGTACGTCGCTACCTCCCCTGCACCATAGCTTAATCCACTATGGTGCAGTCTTTATCTAGGATTAGGAAACATATGTCAACATACAATGTAAGCGCATCTAACATGCCTATGACAAATCAGGTACTCACATCCGACTATAATGGCTCGGGACAATGGAGTAACGACCTCATCGTCAATACCATCACAACTAGTTCTCTCAACACGTTAATAGCTAACACGAGCATCATCTCAGGTACGAGTTCTATTACCGGCTCCGGGAGCATTACTATTAACTCTGGAGTATCTACATACAATTCTATGGGCCATTACTACGGATGTAGTTGTCTTAGTTGTTCTTCACAAATTTCCGGGATGGGCGCTTATACAACTCCTCTACCTCCTCCTCAGTATACTCAGCCAGGTAATATCACTGTAGAGGTAGCCCCTCAAGATGAAATGAAGAGTAAGCCTACCGGCGCTGAAGGTGCACATGATCACATTATCGAATGTCGTCTTAAGGTTGAAAACGTTAAAGTGATTGCCGAATACTTTTGCTTTCATTGTAACGAAGTTTTACATAGTAAGGTGATTTCAAAGTTGCCTGCGAGTATTATGAATAAGAAGTGTTTACCAAGATTAGTTAAGGGAGTTTAAAATGTCCGAGCAGACTGTAGAAGTACCTGAGATTGTACAGGAAACCACCAAGACACCTATAAGTGTCACTGAGAAGCAGATTCTAATATCGGAGATCTATCCCTGCTCCCAAGGAGAGGGGCCACTAACGGGTACCCCTTCAATCCTAGTCAGGACATCGACATGTAATCTTCGTTGTCGTTGGACAGATCCCGTAACCGGTAGTCGTAACATATGCGACACGCCTTTTACGAGTTGGAATCCTGATTTAAACAATCCAATGTCTACGCAGCAAATATACGACAGAGTTTTGCAACTTGCTACGACTAAAGAGGATGGAACCGATCGGAGAGCTCCAATCATGAACGTAATTGTCAGCGGCGGGGAGCCTACTCTATGGGGTACTGATCTAGCTGATCTATCTTTAGGATTAGTAGCATCTGGTATGCACATTACCGTTGAAACTAACGGTACAAAGTATGTAGAGGTTCTCACGAGACAGAAGCAAAAGGACGGTACGCCAATCGATATGACATCTCAGCTGTTATTCTCGATCTCTCCCAAGCTTAAGTCATCTACGCCGTTTGGCTCGCCTTACGAGAAGGAGCACGCAAAGTTGCGCATAAATTACGTAGTATTAGAGGCTCTTCTCAAGAGATATCCTTCTTATCTCAAGTTCGTCATAACGAGTCCTACGGATCTAGAAGAGGTTCTTGAGATTCAAAAGGAACTTAAACTTCCCGGTCACCGAGTGTTCTTAATGCCGGAAGGTATCACCCGCGACGAAATCATCGCACACGGCCCCGCAGTCAATGATCTGTGCATGGAATACGGCTTCCGTTACTCTCCTAGAGAGCACGTCATTCTCTACAATAACAAGCGCAAGACCTAATGGTTGAGCAGCTTCTATGCTGCCTAGTAAATACATACTATACCTGCAAATTTTGTAAGTATAGACTATGCTTTGAATGCTTCTACGTATATCTACTAGGCAGTGAAGTTATTGAGAATGTGAGAGAAGGGACTGCAACATGCCCTAACTGTGGAGAATTAGGATGATAAACTACGCTAAAATAGATAGTGAGTACGACAAGATTTATAAAAGATTGGATGAGCTGGAGGAGAGATATGGCGTTACCCCTCCGCTGCTAGAGCCTAAAAAGCCTTCTTCTATAGCCGAAGGTTTACCTCTCCATATCCGTTGCTTTCTGATCTATAGAGCATCTCAGACACCGAGCGTCAAAGTGGACTCTGTTATGGATTCCAATGAATTTAAATACTACGTATCGTACTATGATCCATACGAGCTTCCCATGATAGCTCGTCGCATCAGTATAGACTTTAATGAAATGGCGATTCTATGGGAAGCTTCAGACGTTAAAGGGGGAGGATTACAACGTCCTGATCTCGGAAAACTCATAGAGAACTATTTAAAGAAAGAAGGACACCTTACGCTACCCGCTGTTCGCCCTAATGATATACCTGAAGGAACTTAACGTAGTTGACTTCCAGACCCACGTCAATACTACAATAGAGTTTTCTCCTAACTTCAATGTAATCGTTGGGTCTACTCGCTCCGGCAAAAGCAGCATTGTCAGAGCGCTAGACTTTTTACTATATAATAACTGGTATGAAGACTATCAACGCTTTGATACTAAATACGCAGAGGTTTCCGTTACGCTCTCTACGGGTAAAAAGATTATCCGCCAGAAGAGCCTGAAGATCAATAAAATAACACTTATCGATCCCAAAGAGACGCAGCGCTTCGAGGCTTTCGGTACCACTCTCCCGGCGGAGATAACAGCCGCACTCGGCGTTGTACCTATCGATATCGGAGTTAAAGATCCCCTGTTCGCTAACATAGCTAACCAAGATGATCCTCTATTCCTACTGTATGCTGCTGGCACTGATAGAACGAGAGTACTTAGTCGCCTGTCTGGATTACACTGGATAGACTACGCACTTAAGGACCTATCCAAAGATAGAAGGACCAAGTCCACTGAGGTTCAATTCTTGCAGGAAACTAACGAACAGCTGCTCGAGAAGCTTCGAGCATTTAGAAATATTAAAGATTTTCGCAATATCTTAACTATTGAGCAAGACAGGCTAGCCAGAACCAAGAAGGTATCGACCTTACTACAAAACAGTCGTGTATTAATAGGTAGAGCTGCTCAGTGGAAGAAGGATTATCAAATGGTCCAAGATTTGAAGACCATCGACTTTCCTGTAGAGGTAGCTCGGTTAGAGCGGCTCATCCATCTACAGTCTGACGTGTTACAACCAGCCCAAGATCTCATACGCAAGCTGGTCGCGACTAACACATCCATAGCTACTACTCAGACGTACTTGAGATCATTAGCTGCTTCTAGGGAGACCCTAGAGGCTCAGATAGCTGACGAAATGACTAAAGTACCTACCTGTGATACTTGCGGGCAGGAAATTCGTGAACACGTTAAGGGACTACATGAGTAAGAAAGGACGTCGCTACAATGACGAAGAGGAAGCGTTTCCGCCAACTGTCTTTACTTTGAAGACGTTAACTGTTCGTACCCCTAAGCAAAAAACCTATCTGGAGTCAGTCAGCAAAGGAGAACTAACCTTTGCCATCGGTCCCGCAGGAACGGGTAAAACATTCCTGGCAGTATCCTGCGCTCTTAAGGCGTTGAAGGATAAGCAGATCAGTCGTATCGTCATCACTCGCCCGATCGTAGAGGCCGGTGAAAAGCTGGGATTCCTCCCAGGAGATCTCCAGGAGAAGGTCAATCCCTATCTCCGCCCGATCTTCGACTCATTCACTACACTTATTGGACCTGAAAGCTTTTTGAATCTATGGGATAATGGGACAATCGAAATCGCTCCATTAGCTTATATGCGAGGTAGAACATTAGAGTACTCTTTCATAATTCTTGATGAGGCGCAGAATACTACTCAAGAGCAAATGAAGATGTTCTTGACGCGCATGGGCAACGGTTCCAAGATGATCATCACTGGAGACGTAACCCAGATCGACTTGCCACAGAAAGCTCATTCAGGTCTCATCCATGCAGTGAAAGTATTATCAGACGTCCCCGAGATCGGTTTCATTCACTTCGGCGACGAAGATGTCGTACGACACCCCTTAGTTAAGAAGATCGTCTCCGCATATACCGCAGCAGGATAATTATGGCTAAGAAAACATCATCTATACCCAACCCGTTAGTTATAGGTAAGACGTTAGGAACCTTCTCTGTAGACAAAGAGGGACCTCTAATGTTTATGAACCTCCAGGCTATCGAAGAGAAAGCCGAGAGGATATCTAAAGTACTCGGCGTCAAACTCAATCCAGAAGAGGTAGCTCTGTTCACCTTCCTACACGAGATGGCTCACTACCGCCAGTGGAAAGAAGGGAGAGTCACTACTAAAGATCTTCGCGATGTTAAGTTTAAAGAAACAGCTCGAGCTAAGAAGCTTGAAGTCGACGCTGATGCTGTAGCTGTTGAATTCATCAAGAAAGCAGTCTCAGAAAAATGGACTCCTCGTACACTGCAGGCCATGATTGGTGCCGAGAAGACCCTCACGTTAGAGCAAGCACGTGATTTGGGTATTATATCATAAGGAGAGCTTATGGCTAAGAAACTCAAAGGATCACTTGTCCCGGAAGGCGTAGATTATGAGCAGTGGGTAGCCACTGCATCTGTAAAAGATTTGGTAGCTGAGATGGCATTTCAAAATGCTAAGCTAACAAAAGTTTTAGAGAAGCACGGGATTAGCGAGAAACCTACGAAGAAAAATGATCGAAAACGATAAGGTAATTATCTTACAGGGCGTAGAGGAAATGAGTAAATTCATTCTGAATCGTGCTTTGGATGCTGGAGATAAATACGTGGCTGAATTTCAGGAAGAGTATCTACTAGGCCATGTAGTCGGCTATCTCAATGACAAAGTAGTTGTATTCGATTTGGACTGGGATAAAAGAGAAGAACGACGAAAGCAACGAGAACAAGAGTATAAGGATAGGCATGCTTAAAGCACTAGTCGTAGGAGATTGTCATTTTTGTGATTACGTTCCAGTCAAAAGAATCGACAACTTCTTAGAAGCTCAATTCATAAAGATTGATCGCATCAAAAGCATCGCAGAAGAACGCAGCTGTGATGCGATCATTCTCTTAGGAGATGTATTCGACAAGGCTCGTCCAGAGATGTGGCTCGTTAATAGGGTTATGGATAGCTTCAAGGACAGTTCTTGCGTAGTCATGTCCGTTACAGGTAACCACGACTTACAGGGTTGTCGCGATGGAGTCCCGAGTACTGCTCTCGGTAATATGTTTACGTCCGGCGTATTCAAACGAATGGATGGCGATTCCGAACTCCTAGGGATCCCTATCCGTACTATCAATCATACGCGAGAGCACAGGGCGGCACTATATGCGACGGACACACCTAGAATTATATTTACACATAACATGGTTACGCCTCAAGTCGCGCCATTTGAACATGTCTTCGTTGACGATGTTCTCTCGGCGGCTAAGAATTGCTTTATCTTCGCTGGTGATTTTCACCCACCATTTGAGAAGCAGGATCTGGTAGCTAAGTCACACATTATAAACCCCGGTGTTTTAACTCGCACAAGTATCGCGGAAAAAGATATAGATCCAAGTGTAATATATTTTGAAGCAACACCTGAGGATCTTGTAGTATATCACGAGAAGATTTCTCTAGGATGTCCAAAGGGAGAATTAATCTTTGATATCGCTGCACACGAGAAAATAAAGTCTGATGAATTCAGTCTCAAGGGATTTATCGACAGTATTAACCAGACGCAGTTCGAAAGTCAAGATATTGAGAAGTTGATTCAAGAAGTTGGAACAGCAAGCAAAGTTTCATCTAATATAATTATAGAAGCAATAAATCGAATAAAAGTGGCTAAAACCTTAGCCTAGGAGACAAAATGAACATCGTAGTCGCCAACCTAAAGGCTCGTGTCGTTAGTACATTAAGCAATCGCGGACCGCTCAAGTTTTCGAAGCTAGCAAAGACTTTGCGCGTTCAGGATCAGAAAAGACTAGACAATGTCTTGCAGGACCTTCGCCGCACCAATCAGATCCATTTCATTGGTAATTCAAAGGGCGGATGGGATATCGGTAAGGGCAAGGTATACACGCCGATGCAGAGGAGCTTCTAATAATGAAGATTTCAAAGGATCTAAAATTCGAAGCGGGTCACCGCCTAGCAGCGGGGTATCCCGGTAACTGTCAGCATGCGCACGGACACAGCTACGTCGTAACCGTAGAGATGGATTCTATTGGTACATTAAATAAGTACGGCTTCGTCAAGGACTTTAATGACTACAAGCTTCTTAAGGAATGGATCGATACGAATTGGGATCACGCCTTCTTGGTATCTAGAGAAGACAAGACGATGTTAGACTTCTTGATCGAGAATGATCAGAGGCACTACATTTTCGCAAGCAATCCTACTGCGGAGAATATCGCAGAGAGACTATTCGGTGTGGCTACTGACTTACTCAACGATGACTTTTCAAAGGTAACGAAGGTTCTCGTTAAGGAAACGGCTACGTCTGAGGCAGTGTATACTACCGCGGATCTCCCAGCCACGGCGTTCATGGCTTCACTACCGTAAATGCGTATTAACCAATTAAGGGATCAACTTGCAGATCTCAAGAAGAAAGAAGCTGTGGCTCAGAGTCGAGAACAGCTACTTGATGAAGAGAAGCAAAAACTGCTTGGAGACATTGATAACTTATATAGAATGGTTAGAGAGCTAGGAGTAATCGATCCGTCAGCGCTTACTCCTGGCAATCTCTCTAACGTAGCGACGCTACTGCAGCAGCACATAGATGCAGAGCTCGCCAAGAGCAATCTACCAAAGGAACTACTATAATGGAAACTCCTCCTCGGGATAGCGAAATAAATTTAGAAGTAGTCAGAGGCCTCGCTAGCTCAGAATTTCATAAGCAGGCGAAGACTCAATCAGATCTAGTTTACACTAAATCCGTTTACATGAACGGGAGAAGACTAGCAGGTGTCCAATCCGTTAATATAGACTACGATATAGAGCACCCAACTACGCGCGTGACAATCAGTATGGTGATAAAACGTGACAGTTTGAAAATCGAAGCCGATAAAATTTCTTTCGAAGAGGTAACCTATGCCGCCGAAGAACCCGCTAAAGGTAATTAAAGAGTATCGTGATAAGGGATACGTTATCGAAGTATCGATGGACTCCGTCCGCAGTTCTTATTCGGTTAATATGTTTACACCAAAAGATTTTCGAAAATTTACTGTGCCATTTACGAAGGTGAAGTTCGAGCAGTTGCACAATGCCGTAAGAGGTTTATGAAAGTAGATATATTAGCTGAAGTTAAATCCCGTATAGCCCAAGGCTACAAGGGCGAATTGATCTATAACTACGGAACGGGTACGTATGAGATAACTACTCTCAAGCTCAAAGCTGATGACACTGACGTTAAGGTACATAAAATTGCCCGTGGAGTATATACATCTGCGGAGTTAATTAGAGCAGTATACGGGAAGCAATGACACTAGAGCAGTTTGAAAGAAATATTACAATTGCAGAAAGTAAGCTTCGCAATCTAGAAGGACAGCAGGAAAGTCTCAATCTACAATATAAAGAGAACCTGCAGTCGATTCAAGATGCTGAGGCTCTTTCTGATGTCTTCCTAAAAGCATCAACCCTCCTACAGCTCGTATCCGAAGAGACTCGCGAAAGAAGTATAGGTAAGATCGAGTCGATTGTCACCCAGGCAATCCAAGAAGTGTACGGCGACAAAGCTCTCAGGTTCAAGATCGAATTTGAGAATAAGCGGAGTGCCGTATCTGTCGAGTTCAAGTTATGGGATGAGAATCTTAAGCAGTATCTCAATATCGTCCGCTGCGAAGCCGGTGGTATTAAGAACATCATCGCAGCCATTCTCCGCCTAGTCGTTATCGATCTACACCACCCCAAGATAGAGGGACCTGTTATCCTTGATGAGATTGGCGTACACATCAGCCAGGAGCATCGTGCTCGCTTCGGTAAGTTTTTACAACAGTACAGTAAGTTAACCGGCCGCCAGATCATCCTAGTATCTCACTTGGAGAAGGTAAATGAGTTCGCCGACAAGAAGATTCGCCTTAGACGTATTGGTACGGATTGCGAGGTCTCCTACGATGGCTAAGAAAAAGAAAAAGGTACCTCTTCGTAAACAATTGAGTCGCGCACACAAGAAGGCAGACAAAGCTCTCAGTGAGTTTGTACGCGAGGTAGCGCGCCAAGCAGGTGGTAAGTGTCTCATATGTAGAGAAGGCCCCATACAGTGTTGCTTCCACTTTGTGCGACGCCGACGTAAAGTCCTGCGCTGGGATCTCCGTAACGTAGTGGGTGCGTGCAACAAATGTAACTTCATCGAGTACCGCGATCCTGATCTATCTCGCGCGTGGTATATACGTAGGTTCGGAGTAGATCAATACCTAGCTCTGGTAGACGAGTCTGCGAAGTCGTATCAACCTACTTTAGAGGAGCTCCAAACAATAATTGAAACATACACCATTATGTTAAAGGCAATTGTAAAGTTGTAATATTGAGTATGCCAAATGAAAAGCTAGACGTGAATTTCGTCAAGAAGTTACAACGTGGTATAGAGCCGGACATTGCTCCTGGCGAAACGGCCATTGAGTACCTCAAGAGGACAGAAGCTAGACGCGTATCAGATATGATTATGGCCTCCGAACCTCCTAAACAGGTAGAACCCACTTACATAGAACCTAAGCTGCAGAGCCCCGCAAAACCTCCCGTACAAGAAGTTGTCTTCTATGAAGGATATAAGTTCAATAGGGATTTCCTTACATGCGTTGCATTGTGTATGATGAAGAATCCTGAAACTAACGAACTACTTAAAACCTTCGGCTTCGACTTAAAAGATCTAAACGGCAAGCTAGTCGTTTTTGAGAAGCCTACTAAGAAGACCAAAAAATCCAAAAGGAAGTAAGAGGTAACCATCCGATGGCAAATATTGCTATAAGTCTACCCGTAATTGTATCACAAACATGCCCTCTCTGTTTCAAAAATGGAGAGTCTCCTGATTGTATCGTATGCGACGGAACTAATTTAATTCACTACACACTAATAACGGATTCACAATGGTAAGTAACGCTGGATGTGCAAAGTGTGGCCTATGTGCTACGCGCAAGAATATTGTAAACGGAACAGGTAACCCTACTGCTAAGATCTTTATCATAGGAGAAGGCCCTGGTCTCAAGGAAGATGTCTACGGCCAACCATTCGTAGGTCCTGCGGGGACTCTTCTTAAGAGACTAATGCAGACGGCCGGAATGGATTATAGAGATGTATTCTTCTCCAACACCGTCCGCTGTCTACCTAAAGGCACGACGAAAGCGGTGAGGGAGCCTTCTTACGAAGAGATAGAGGCTTGCGCTCCCTATCTGGAACAAGAGATTGCCGAGGTCAAGCCTGCTATTATAGTAGTTGCAGGTAATACCGCTCTACGGTATATCCTGGGGGCCAAGAACGTTAACATCACCAGCAAGCGGGGTCTAGAGATCTGGTCTGAGAAGTATAAGTGTAAGATCATGCCGATCTTCCACCCTGCAGCTATCTTACGCAATCCTAAGTATGAGAGCGTTACAGTCCAAGACTTGGCGCGCATCAACACGTCATCCACCTCGAGTGGCATGTCTACAATTGGTATCGGGACGTATCAGGTAGCCGATACGGCTGAGAAGGTAGAGGAACTCTTCAAGCACCTAGAGTCAGAACCTGAAATCGCACTTGACCTTGAGACGACTGGATTAGATTGGCAGAAGAGTCAGATCATCAGTCTCGGATTTTCTTGGAAAGAGCGAACGGGTTGGTGCTTACCTCTCCTGAAGTCGCAGACGGCTACGTTCGACGTGAACGGCGATCTAGTGGAAGAGGACCCTAAGTGCTTCTGGGACGATGCGACCTTCATCAAAATTAGAGCGCGGTTACAGAAAGCACTAGCATTACCTTCAAAGAAGATCTTCCATAATGGCAAGTTCGACTTGAAGCACTTGATATACAACGGATATCCTGTCGAGAACGTTTACTTTGACACCATGCTCGTCCATCATCTGCTTGATGAGAACGCGGAGAACCTACACGGTCTTAAGGATTGCGCGTGGGTCTACACAGATATGGGCGGCTACGATAAGGAAGTATCTGACTTCTTCACTGTGAATAAGAACTTGGGGAAGCGGTATATAATGTTACCGTTTAATATATTAACCAAGTACAACGCCGCAGATGCCGACTGTACTTTCCGACTCTTCAAGAAGTTCGAGCCTATGCTGGAAGCACAAAAGCTAACTAGACTTTATAAGCAGGTCGTCAATCCTGCGCAGGCGGTTCTACTACAGACGGAGTTAGTAGGAGTCCAAGTAGATACAGAGTACATCAAGCAGCTCGCTGTCGACTATACTAAGAAGAAGGCAGAACTACAGTCGCAGCTATTCGCTAAGACTGGTGAGTTCAACATCAACTCGGCTAAGGAACTGCGTAATGTATTGTTCGAACAGAACGACTTTACGACCAAGCGAACGACAAAGAAGGGAGCTCTATCGACAGATAAGGCTACGTTAACCGAGTTAGCCGCAACGTATTCTACGCATGATGTCCCTAAGTTATTGTTGCAATATCGCGAGACTACGAAGATGCTGAGTACTTTCATAGAAGGATTAACCTTCTGGTTAGACGAATATGGTCGCATCCATTCGACGTACAAGCTACATGGTACAGTTACTGGACGACTATCTTCCGCAGAACCTAATCTCCAGAACATCCCACGTGACTCGACGATCAGAGGTATCTTCATTGCGAAGCCTGGTCACACGTTGATTGAGGCCGACTATGGTCAAGCGGAGTTTAGATTCTGGGCGCTGTACTCTCAGGATCCTAGGATGATCGCCGACATCGCGTCTGGCCAAGATATTCACAAGATGACCGCTGCATCTGCGTTCGGCGTGGCACCTGACGCTGTGACTAAGAAGCAACGTCAGGATGCGAAGGCTATCGTATTCGGCCTCATGTACGGTAGAAGTACTTGGTCTGTCGCGCAGCAGTTAGCTATCAGTGAAGAAGAAGCCGAGAAGGTCGTGCAGATCTTCTTCAGTAAGTATCCTGTCGCGAAGAGATGGTTGAGGGATACAGTCAGCTTCGCACGTACGAACGGCTACGTCAAGAATCACTTTGGTAGACTCCGCCGCTTACCTGGAATCAACAGCAGTGACGAGATGGTAAGATCAGAGGCTGAGCGTCAGTCAAAGAATAGTCCGATTCAGTCAGGCGCATCTGATATGTGTATGATCGCAGGAGCACGTATTCGAAGAGAGTTCAAGAAGAGAGGATTCGGCGGGGAATTAGTATTAACTGTGCACGACTCTGTCATCTATGAAGTACCTGATGCCGAAGTAGAGGAGTCCTTGAAGCTGATTAAGGAAGGAATTGAAAGACCTATCGAAGGTATCAACGTTCCAATGTCGGCTGAAATTAAAATGGGGCACCGATGGGGAGCTCTAGTAGAGGTTAAGTTATAATGGAAGTCATGAAGATAGGTTTCAAGAAGCTAGACCCGGACGCAATAGTTCCTAAGATGCAGAGAGAAGGAGATGCTGCCTTTGATATCTACAGTGTGGAGACTACAATTCTTCGTCCGGGTGAAACACGTTCCATCAGCTGCGGTATAGCATGCGAGATTCCTGCCAACTACAAGCTCATGGTTAATGGAAGAAGTGGTCTAGCAATGAGAGGGATCTTCTGCCACGTAGGCACGATAGACCCTAATTATAAAGGAATGATAGGAACCATTTTATATAACTCGACTAGTGTAGAATATATCATCAGCAGAGGAGATAGAGTCGGGCAAGTATCTCTCCAGGCAATAGTGCCTACTGAATTCGTAGAAGTAACCGAACTAAGCGCCAGCGTTAGAGGCGATAAAGGTTTTGGATCATCTGGAAAATAAATGGAGATAGTGATGAACACGGAGCAGATTATGTCTAAAGACGCAAACCCTGGGGAGCTAAAGGGCTACAATAAGTCAGCGCTGCCTGATATCCATGCAGTAGAGGATACTCGCGGGCTAGCTATCAATAGAGTTGGTATTGATGGTGTCGTATTCCCTCTTACAATTAAGAGGAAAGAAGGTGGAGCAATCGAAGCGCTCGGTACATTCGATATGTACGGATCACTTGATCCCGAACTCAAGGGAACCAATATGAGCCGCTTCGCGGAACTCCTATTGGATCATGGCGCGGGTAGAGCTCTATCGGGTAATGACTTCCCTGATCTTCTACAATCTCTGTCAGATAGACTCGAGACTCCCGACGTATACGTTAAGACTTCATTCAAGTTCTGGATGAATAAGACCACCCCCGTATCTAAGCGCGAGAGTCCAATGGCGTATGACTGTGCCTTCATCGGCCAGATGCAGGACAATAAGACTCGCTTCGTCGTAGAAGTCAACGTACCTATCGCTACGTATTGTCCTTGTAGCAAAGCTATGTGTGTAACTGATGCAGCTGCCGACGTAGGCAAGGGCGCGCACGCTCAGCGCGGCTTAGTAACTCTTCAGGTACGCACAGACCCCATCAGCCCTGGCGCTTGGTTAGAAGATCTCATACGCATCTCTGAGACTTCTGGCTCTGCAGAGTTGTATACTCTTCTCAAGAGGCCTGATGAAAAGTTCGTAACGATCCAGGGATATGAGAATCCTAAGTTCGTTGAAGATGTAGCCAGAGACGTTATGAGAAAGGTTCACGCTCTTCCAGAAGCAAACTGGGCGAAGGTACGAGTTCGCAACTTCGAAAGCATTCACCACCACAACGCAACTGCGTACATTAGTCAGAAGAAGATCGCAGGTAACTGGACGTCTCTCAACAGAGCGTTCTACTAAATCATGAAAAACTATATAGTGTTCACAGGAACAGCGTCCGTTGGTAAGACGACATTAATTAAACCGCTTATTCCCGTCATAGAGAAACTATATGGTGAACCTGTAGTGCACATAGCGGAGGTAGCTCGTTCTCTAGAACGTCGCGGCTTTAAGATTAATAAGGAAGCGACGTCATCAACACAACAGATGATAGAGGAAGAGTACCTCCGCATTGAGCAGGAGAATGCAAACTCCGTCAAGATAGCCGATCGATCCATCATAGATAGATTCTCATATTCGCTTTTAAACGGCGGAGATAACGGGATGGATAAGCTAAACTTGCTCACGTGGTACAATAATAATATCACGGAACATTGTAAGAAGTACTCGCATATATTCCATATACCTCTGACGGATGAAGTCAAGTTAGAGCTGGATGGAATTCGTTCTCCTGACGAAGAGTACCGCCGACGTATTGATGAAATACAATCAAAGATCATCAAGCAATACAATATCAAGGTACATACTCTTTCAGGTACAGTAGATGAACGACTAGAGACTATTAAAAAAGTATTGGAGAGCACAAGTGGAATTAGCCTTCGAAGTCCCAACGAAACACCTATCGACATTAGGCCAGCATAACGATTATAATTTTGCATTAGCACATCTTATAAATGACGAGCAGTACCTCACTCACTACAGAGAGTCGAATAAGTACACCATATGCGACAACTCTGCATTCGAATTAAATTCGCCCCTATCTGCTGAACAGGTAGTCAATGCTGCTAAGATACTTGACGCAGATGAGATCGTGGCACCTGATGCATTCGGCAGTGCTAGAAATACAATCAAGGCTACTAACGATTTCATTAAATACCTAGACAGCTCGGGCAATCTAGGCAAGTTCAGAGTAATGGGAGTTGTCCAAGGAGCTAACGTTCCTGACTGGGTTAACTGTCTAGTACATATGCGCGACAATAAGCACATCGACGTAATCGGGTTTAGTTACGTAGGGTGTAAGAGTTTCAACACCGATCTAGCTAACGCCCGGATACAGGCAGTGCATCTAGCTACGCACTCCGCAACAGGCAACTTAAAGAAGACAATCCACCTGCTAGGCATGGGCAATAACCCTATAGAGTTGAAGTTGCAGAAGAGTATCTCCACCGTACGTTCGTGTGACACATCTCTTCCTATCGTACAAGGCCTATCTAATAACAAGTTGCACCCGGTCACAGGGCTAGTAGGACCTAAGCTAGCACGTCCAGACAACTACTTCGATACGAGCATCACTGAAGAACAGATGGACGCAATCGTGCATAATATCAAGACGATGAAGCAGTGGGTTGGTACATTAGCAAATGTCTAACAAATACTTAGACTATTTACGTACCAGAGGGCTATCGGATGCGACTATTGAAGCGTTCGGAATCAGCGTATGTGATCCCTCTGGTCGCTGCACAAATCCTGAATTAGCATCCCTAATTGACTTCCGGTTTCATGATACGGTTCTATTTCCGATAAAAGATCTGTATAATAACTTAGTTGCGGTAGCTTCACGCTCGGTAGATGTAAAGAAATACATCCACACGAGCTACTCTAAGGGACGACATTTATTCGGTCTTAATGTGACGTACCCCGAGATACTACAGGCTCGTAAGGTAATCATCGTTGAAGGTAATTTCGACTTACTGAGACTCTATGAGAATGGCATTAGAAATGTTGTTGCTATGCTGGGCTCTAAGCTTTCTATTGAACAGTTAAGTCTGCTGACGAGATTCGCTGAAGAGATTGTAATCGCAACTGATGGGGATAAGCCTGGTCAAGACTGTGCAGAAAAGATCATCAAGATGTGTGATGAGAACGGTATAAGTCACAGGCGCATAAATCTACCCGCAGGATCAGACCCTGATTCCTTCGTAAAGAATAATGGTGCTGATGCCTTCCTAAGATTGCAATCCCCCAATCTAACCGAAAGGTTAAGGGGACTATCATGGGAAGCACCACTATCGACTTAGACTTACCGCCAATTGATACAACAATAAAAAGATATTACGTATTGAAGACGAACGGCATTGCTAA